ATGGGGTAAAACAGAAATGATCCATAAAAACGGCGTCATGGAGTTTCACCGAATAGAATTTAATAAAGGATTTAAATGCTCTGAACACGAGCACAGATTTAAATGGAACGGATTTTTTGTAGAGTCCGGTAAAATGCTTGTCAGGGTATGGCAAGAAGATCAAGGTCTTGTTGATGAAACAATACTTGAAGCAGGTGATTTTACTATGGTAAAACCTGGTAAAATACATCAGTTTGAAGGTATTGAAGATGGCGTTGCTTTTGAATTATATTGGGCTGAGTTTAATCACGATGATATAATCAGAAGAACAGCTGGTACTAAGATATGAAAAACATAGCGGTAGTTATACCAGCAAGACTTAATAGTACTAGAATCAAACACAAAATGTTGATGAAGTTCGATGATGAACCTTTGATACGTCTTGTGTTTGACAAAGTACGTATGATGGGATATGATACATTTGTAGCAACAGATAGTAAACGTATTGCTAAACTGTTTCCTATTAAATGGTGTATACAAACAGGTAAAGCTGACAATGGCACACATAGATTATCTAAAAGAGTTGTATTAGATTTAGTAAGTAGTTACGATTATATATTGAATATACAAGGTGATATGCTTGATATAAATATAGATACAATGAAACCTATAATAAAAGCATTAAACGAAAAAGACGTAGTATGTTTAACTGCTTATACCAAAGGTGCTAAATCAGATGATGTTAAAGTTATACATCAAAATGGTAAAGCAATGTGGTTTACAAGATCTGATATAGGATACGGTGATAGACATTTAGGTATATATGCTTACAAACCTTATTTGTTAAAAGCATATAGAGTTATGAAAGATAAATACAAATCAGAAAACTTAGAACAAAACAGAATACTAAGTTTATATGATATTAACGTAGTTGAAACTACATATGATGGTATAGAAGTTAACACTTATAATGATATAAAATGAAATACGCAGAAAAATACAAAGCGCTACACGAAGGCGCTGAATATAAAATAAAAGACCCAGATACAGGCGGGTTTAGAATAAAAAAAGGCAACTATGGTAACGGATCAGGTTTTAAAACTATATTAAAACCTCTTAAAAAATTTATTGATGAACATCCTGGCGCTATAGTATTAGATTATGGCTGTGGATCCGGTACAGTTTGGGATAATAAAGTAGCTATCTACAATGGTGGAAAATACACTAAACCAGGTAAGCGCGTTCCTGAGAAATATGATGCTATGACAATGACGCAATATCTTGGTGAAAACTTACAAGGTTTTTATAGATATGATCCTTTTCACCCTAAATATTATTTAAGACCACCAGCTATTAAGTTTGATTTAACAATTGTTAATGATGTTGTAGAGCATGTGCCATTGGAAGAGCTGCCAGCGTTGTTAAGGGATGTGGCTGATTTAACTTGTACTTGTGGTGCAATAATGATGTCTATACCACAAAGTCCTTCGTATGCACATTTTATGGACGGTGAAAACATGCATTGCACGTTAATGCCAAAAGAAGATTGGAAAAAATTATTAAGAAAATACATACCAAAACATAAACTAATAATAAACTTTACACCGTGAAAAAACCAATATTAATAGCCGGACCTTGTAGCTTAGAAGGCAGAATACAAGCACATGAAATATCTAGTAAATGTTCAGAACTAGCGGATAAGTATGGTTTTGATTATTATTTTAAAGCATCATTTGATAAAGCTAACAGAACATCTGTGAACTCTAAACGAGGTATTGGTATAGATAAAGCTATAGATATATTTGCTGAGCTAAAAGAACTAGATGGTTGTAAGATCACAACTGATATACATGAACCATGGCAAGCAGATAAGTTAGCTGACGTCGTAGATATTATACAGATACCAGCTTATTTATGTAGACAAACTGATTTATTAGTTGCTGCAGGTCATACATTTAAAAATGTTAATATTAAAAAAGGACAGTTTATAAATGGTAGTAATATGATACACGCTGTTAATAAAGTTAGAAGTACAGGTAATAATAATATTATGCTAACTGAAAGAGGTAGTATGTTTGGTATGGGTGATCTTGTTGTAGATTTTAGACAGATCGTAGATATGAAAGAATTAGACGTGCCAGTTATAATAGACTGCACGCACTCAACACAAAGACCTAATTCAGGTAGCACAACGGCTGGTCAACCGCGCTATGCTATACACATTGCAAAAGCTGCAAAAGCAGTTGGCGTTGATGGTTACTTTTTTGAAGTACACGAAAATCCTAGCGCCGCATGGAGTGACGGGTCTAATATGATTAAGTTAGATAAATTTGAAGAAATATTAAAACAATTAGTATGAGAGTATTTATAGGGCATGATAGTAGATACCCAGACGCTACTAAAGCATGCTACAATTCGATTAAAAAGTATAATAAAGATATTAAAGTAATACCTTTGTATAAACATAAGTTAGAGAAAAAAGATATATATAATAGATCAAAATCTGTAGGTGAATCAACAGAATTTTCGTTTACTAGATTTTATGTGCCGCTTATGTCTGCTTATAAAGGTTTATCTATGTTCTGTGATAATGATTTTATATTTAGAGATAATGTTGCTAAAGTGTTTGATTATTTAAAACAAGATGATTTAGTAGCTTGTGTTAAACACGAGTACTATAATATTAAAAGCACTAAAATGAACGGTATTGTTAACAAGTTATATCCTAGAAAAAATTGGAGTTCATTAATGGTTTTTAACAATGAAAAATTAAAAGACATTTTAACAAAAGAATATTTAGATAATGCTAGCGCAGCTGATTTACACCAATTAGCTTGGGCTGAAAATAAAATAAGTGAAATAGATGGTACTTGGAATCATTTAGTAGGTGAACAACCTTACTCTGAAGAAAATCCAGCTAAAGGTATACACTTTACAAATGGTGGACCTTGGTTTGAAGAGTATAAAGACTGTCAATTTGCAGATGAATGGAGAAAGATATTAGGAAAATAGTAAAAGACAAATCAGTTATATTTGTTGGTAATTCTGTAGAAATAATGAAGCATGAACATGCTAAGTTTATAGAAAGCCACGATATAGTTGTTAAGTTTGGTAGAGCATTAGAAGCTACACCGTTGCAAGAAAAATCACTAAGTAGCAGAGTTGATGTATGGGTTACTGGTCAGTTTAGATCTCATGCATTTAGAAAAATGAAAGATCATTTTAAACCTGGTGGTAAGTTTGAAAACACACATATATTATTAAATAGATCAAGAGGTAATTTTCATTTAAAAGAGTTTGTTATTGAAAAACATATATGTCCTCATTTAATAAAATATGGTTATCAAGAAATGTATAGTGATAAAGAAATTATTGATGCTATGAAAGTTTTTGATAAAGATGTTATAGGTACTGATCTTAGACCATCAAGTGGTTTTTTAACTATATTATGGTTTATAGAAAAAGTTAAAACATATAAAAGCTTGTCATTAATAGGCTTTGACTTTTTTACAAAATCAACACCAGCTAAAAGAGTTGGTTATAATAAAAAATCTAAAAAATCAAATGTTAGCGCACACGATCCGCATAGCTGGCATTTACCTATATATTTAAGACCACACAGTGCTCATGATACTTATCTCGAAGAACAATTTGTTTCTTGGTTAACAAGAACAAATCAAGTTACTTGGCATATATTAAGTGATTTAAAAAAGAGAAGTATTAAGTATACAGGCTGGGCAAAGAACTTGCCAATGATAATAACAGCCTCTAATCAAAGAACGAAATATTACAAATCCAGAGTGCAGCCAACTCAGCTAAAATCTCAATAAGTAATATAACTAGTATAGTAACAATATACTCCCACCAGTCGTACTTTCCATTATTATTAAAATCTAAGAATCTCATTTAGCGCCACATGGTTTGCCATTGGCAATGTTAACCCATTTTTCTTTTTGGAACCAGTCGCGCAACGTAGCTCCTTTTTTTCTAGCGCCTTTTACATTAGACTTACTAGATCTTTTATATTTACCTTGAGCTGCAGCACTACGTTTAGCACGTATTACTTTTTGCCTTTCAGCTTTGCTCATGCTTTTATACTTGTTGTATGGCAAACAAACTTTCTTTGTTCCACCACCTTTTATTTTACTTTTTGGCATTTTTAGGTTTTTTATGACCACATCCTTTTTTCATAAGTGCCTTATGCTTTCTAAGACTACTTACATCATGGACAGATCCGTCCTTACAATACATTTTATGCTTTTTCATTTTTTGCTTTTTTATTTGCGTCTTTCTCCCAAGCTAAACCTCTGCTTTTCGTGTTTATATAATCAGTAGAAATTTTCAAGCTTTTGCCACCTGGATTAGATTTCCACTTGTAATATAAACTATTAAATTGTAATTGCGGCTCATGATCTTCACCAGCTAAACTCATTTGTAGTTTATGACCTTTTTCATGCTGTATTGTTTTGAGCATATTTTTAGGACTTAAATCTTTATTTACAAATATGGTTTTATTCTCATCAATATAACCCCAGTGTTTTTTACTAGGCATATCAACAAGTTTAATAACGTTGTCTAGTTTATTAGAGCTTGGGTGCAAGCTTAACAACTGATGAAAAGGTTTCATTTTAAAAGCCATTATTTTTTAGATTTACCCATTTTACCTGGTCCACCTTTCTTAGTACATCTTACACCCCATCCTGAAGCATAAGCGCTAGGCCATACCTTAAATTTTCTTTTTGCTGCAGCTTTACATGCTGGACTAATCTTTCCCATTATTTTTAAATTTTTCAATTGAACTTATACCAAAACTACCTAATGTTACTATGACAAAAGAATTATAAATAACTTCATTTATAACTAGATCTTTACCAAAATAACCGGTAATTAAATCCGCAAATGCAAATACTACCATAATAACAAATGAAGCAAAACCAACAATAGCTTTTTCATTTATATCATTTTTGTCTTTAAATAATGTCCACATATTATTTCTTTTTACCACCATGAGAATACGGAAATAAAGCGTTCATAGCTTTACGTCTACCTTCACACCCGCATGGTATATTTAAACCTTGCGATACTCTATCTACCATAGACTTAATACCAGTCTTAGTAGTGAACTTGTGTATACTATCTCCTAATCCTCTTGATTTCATATTATTAACATTTCCATCTACGTCTAGCAGCTCGACCTCTTTCACCGGTCCAACCTTTTGATCTAGCGCAAAATGATTTTCTTCTTTTAGCAGCTTTACTACCAGGTTTAACTTTACCTGTTACAGCTGTTTTTAACTTACTACCAGGATTTTTACGTCTATAAGCCGCAACTCCTTTTTTAGTCATACCAGCGCCTTCTTTAGTAGTTCTAAAGTTTCTGTTCTTACCTTTAGTAGTTTTTCTTACGTCTGGTTTTCTTTTTCTTTTTGTAGGCATTATATTACCATGTATTTAGTTTTACCGCCTTCACGATAAGCTTTTAAACATCTATTTCTATTTTCATCCGGGTGTACATAACTAACATGAACCCAATCAGGGTTTTTATCCGTACCAAATTCCCAAATCATTTGATCGTAGTCTAAATTTTCTTTAATCCACTTATACATATCAGCATTAGACATGTTACCATACGTGTCGTCAATATCCATTGCTTGACCGTGACAATGTTGTGATTTAGCTGATCCACCTATTGCAGCGTTAAGCTCTGGTCCACGATAAAACGAATTTATCTTTATAGGACCTCCTACGTGCTCTCTAAGAGGTTCAAATACTTTTTCTGCAATAAGCTTCATGTTTTCTAAATGAGACTCAGAGGGATCATTTTTTAAACCTAATCTTAAAGCGGTAATGCTATGTATTCCTTCTTTATATGATACGTGTTTGCTTATTTTCACTTCTTTATTATTTTTTTAATTTCCTTTGCTTTAGCTCTTATTTTAGCTGCTTTATCTTTTATATCACTGGCTTTAGCTAATACAATTTCATCTACTGTAGTTTTAGTCCACAGTAAAGTCCACATATCTTTCCAGTATTGTTTAGTTAAATTCCACATTTTCTTTTTGATTTAGGTTTTCTATATTTTTTAGGTCCGTACCTTTTTTTATTTTCAAACAAAGGTATTGTAGCGCTAATAGTTATGCCGCCTAAAGTTGTTGCTAAAACATCACCATGTTCAACATAACCGCCAAATGTAGCGTCATACATTTCTTTCATTACACCAGCCGCAAAAGCTGTACAAACACCTGTTATTATTGCTCTTTTTTTATCTTGATGTTTATTATAAGACCAAACATAACCTGCTGCTCCAGCTATATTACCAGCTGCAAAATGTAATTTCTTATCTTCTGGTATTTGAGCGTTAGCAACACCCGCAATACCCATTACAAATAGGACACATAATTTAAAATTTACTTGCGTTATTAATTTCATTTATGGCTTCTTGAATATCATTTAAACCTGCTGGTAACATTAAATCTAAACCAGCTTTGAAAACAGTTTCTTTTATACCGTCTTTAAATATTATTAACGTGGGTGCCATACGAACCCTATATTTCTTTTTAGCTTCTGGAGCCTTAGCTATATCAATTCTATAATATACAGCATTTTCTAACTTATCCCACTCCGCAAAACAATTAGCTTCATTAAACTTAGCCCAAAATTCTACAACAACAGGTTTTTTATTATCATCACCAAACGCATTATGGCTATTTATTATGTTTTCAAATTCACTATCTGTAATCCAATATTTTTCAGGAACATCTGATTGACTATATGATATAAGTGGGATTAACATTAAAATTAAGTATTTCATTTTTATTTCTTTTGTAGTTCGTACAATCTTTCATCAATCTTATCTAGCTGCTCTCTCATTGCCTCAACATCTTCTTGAGTATCTAATATAGTCTGACGAATTAACTCATCTTTTAGATCATACTCTATTCTATCAATAACAGGTTTTGGTAATTCTTTTGCTAAAGCTATATCAGCTTGTAAAGCAAACCACATGGCAGCTAAGCTAAACACACCTGCTCCAGCTAACCCTATTGTTTTTAAATCTAATGTTATTTTAGTTTCTTCTGATATTTGTTTTGCCATGATTATCTAAATGTGTAGTTAATTCCAAAGTTTGAGTTAAATATTTCTGAATCCCAGAATTTAGTATATTCACCTTCAATAAACACACCAATTGATTTGCTAATTTTAACACCAAACACCATGCCAGCTTGATAATCACTCCACTGTTCTAGTTCAGCATCTTCTATTAAACCCCCTTTACCCCAGTTGTTTCTGTTTAAATAAGAACATTTTTCATCACCTTGTACATATTTATGGTATGGTAATATCCAGCTGCCAAACGCGTGAAACCAAAAGTTGTTTTTGTAGTGGTAAAAGTCAAAACCGACGATTGGAGCAATCTCAGCAAAAGCATCTAACTCAGCCCATGCTTCTTGATTATATCGATTTAATAGACCAGGCATTACAAGATCTCTAAATTGTGCATCCGTCCAAGCAACAATATCACCTTCTGGATTAGTCCAATACCAGTCATTAATAGGATCACCAGTCTCATCAGTTCCTGAATAATACCAATCATCGTATCCATACTCAAAACCTAAAGTGTACCAATAATTAGCTGTACTACCATCTTCATTAGTTTCATTTAACCATATTTCTACAGGATTATAACCGTAAGGACGTTGATGTGTTCTGTATATTGCACCAGCAGATATACTAAATTTCTTACCAATAGGTAACCTGGCTCTTAATTCACCAGATGTATATTGAAAACCAACATTACCAGCTTCTCTAGCTTCAAACTTAGCTATATGATAATCGCCAGTATGTCTTATAAATAACCTCTTATTATCAAACTCGTTACCGTTTCTTCTTTCTTTTTCCCAATGTAGCATGTATTCTAAACCTTGAACGGCTGATGTAGGCGCTGATAAAGCTACTTGTTTTTCTATTTTGTTATTACCAGTCCAGAAATTACCAGGTTTTACCTCATAACCAAATCTAGCTAATTTACGTATACCAAACCCATATCTGTAATCAAATGGGTGATATATTGTTTGATCTACAACATCTGGTATTGCGTAGAAATCATCAGGATTTGTACGTATGAAATATTTAGGTTGTTCTTCTTTTGCGTTACCTATGTTACCGGCAGCGTAAAAAGTTCCGTACTTTAAAAAATCTTTATAAACTTCTTTAAAAAAGTTTTTCTTTTCTTCTTGTGCAATAGAATTAAAG